ATTTTTGTTCCCATCATTCCAAGTTGCTTTGAGGTTGCCAAAGCTTGTTTTCCGGATTGTCCCAATATTTTATTAAGATTATTAAATAAAGAAGCGCTTTCTTGTGTCGAGACACCAAGCTTATTTAATCCAGCAACTCCTAATGCAAGATCTTTTTGAACATTTGGGGCGCTTCTATGAAAATCATTAAACCCGGCAAGAAGTGAAGCCATTGCTTCTCCGCCCTCTGCTGCTGTTATACCAAATCGATTTCCTTGTTTCTGAACATCAATTAACACTCCATTATAATCTTTCGCAACACCAGTTACGGCAGTGAACTTTGCTTGTGCTTGGTCAAACGCTGCAGCCATGGCTTTTGTCGCGGCCACAACTGTGTTAAGAGTGAAAGCAGCAATATTTTGAACATTAACAACCTGTTGAAAGGCCAACTTCATTTGAAGACCAGCATTCGCTGAATTTTTCATTTGCTTGATACCATCACCAAGTCTAAAAGCAAAGTTTTTTTGAGCCATTCCAGCTTCTAAGGATCCAACTGTGAGAGTTGAGAAAAAACTCTCCAGCATTGGCTGTTGTTTCTTTTGAACTTCTGATAGTAGTCGGTATTCTTTTGTTTGTTCACGAAGACTTTTTGTTATTTCTTCAAAGTCTTTTATCTCTTGTTCTCTATTTTTAATTTGCTGTTCGGCTAATTTAATATCTTCTTCAAGTTGCTTTTTTCTATCACCAGTTGCACTTTGCAATTCTTGGTACATGTCAGCCAAGATGCCTTGCTCATTACTTAGGGCTTCAGAAGCCTCTTTATATCCTTTAGTAGCCTCTTGCAATTTTTCATATGCTTCTCTAAGGTTTCCAGCATTGGCAGCGGCATCACCTTCCAAGGCAGTTAAAAGTCGAAGACGATCCATTCTTGCTTCTTCTTCAGCTTTTTGTTTTGCTTGTAGTTCAAGAAGTTTTTTTAACTGTTCTTCTTCTTTTTTTTGTGCCTCAGTTTTTTGTTTGGTAGCTTCGGTTAGTTCTTTGGTGGCCTCGGCTTGTTCTTTGGTTTTCTTTGGATCATCTGTAGCCATTTATTAGCCCTCGTGTTTGAAAGGCCAAGCAAACCCTGTTTCCATTTCAAATTCTTTTGTAGCTTGATCCAATTCTGCTTTTCTTTTAAGAGCCATTGGGTGGTCTTTTCCTTTTTCCATCATTGCATCAAGATAAAATTTCATGCGAGCAATAGATTTTACATATGATTTAACTTGAGCAGGCTCTCCTTTGATTGAGAAAGTTAAATTGTTCTCTTCCTCTTTTATCAAACTTGAGATGTTTGCCAAGTCAACGTCAAAACGAAAGTCAACTCCATACATAGCTTTTAAGATATCTTTGGTAATATTACCAAGAACAGCTTGCATAGAGGTCTCGTTCAACATATTAAAGTTAATACTTTTCATTAAGAAGCCCTCATATTAATATAAATAGTTTTATAAAAAAAATGCCCTTGACGGGCACAATTATCGTTTATTTTTAATTTTATCCATTTCTTTCTTTTCATCTTCGGCTTGTTTGTTCAATCTTTTTATCCACCACAATCTCAAACCAACAGGGAGATTGTATGCTTCAATAAAAGACCAACCACCAAAGTGTTTTAGGATGAAAAATTGTTCATAAACTTGTTCCATGTATTTAGGCGTCAGGCCAAAAAAAGTCCGCATTGAGCGGAACCTCCAGTTCCTGCTGATGTCCGCAAGACTCACACTCAAAGTCATTTTTAATTTCAACATTAGGGACAACAAGACCATAACATTTTTTAAGATGAACTGAATCTCTAGTGGTCATAACATCTACAAAACGATTGATAACTTGAGCATCGCTATGTCCCTCAACAGAAACAATCATTTTCTTAAACTGACTTGTAACATTCTTATCAAGACCAGCAATCTTTGTTTTTTTCTTCTTGAGTTTCTCTGTGACCATATCTAATTCGTCTTTACCATTGAGGAGTCTAAAACATACTGTGTAATTAGTTCTTGGCATAACAGTCGCAAAAGTTCCATCATCTTGTTTTACAAGAGAAAGTTCCTCATCAGCTTCGATAGTTTCTTTGATTTTTGGATTATCTAGATCAAAAACCTGATGCGAATTCGCAGAGCATTGTGGACACTTAACTGTTGTTTCGTATGCGTTTCCATATCCTGAAGACCGAGCAGCGATAATAATTGCGTTTCTATCTCCTGTATACAGAGAACCTGCTTTAATTGATTTATCGACAATTACGTTCTCAATAAATCTTTCAATTGCAAGACCTTTCTTCAACAAGGCTTCGGAAGAAAGAATATCTTCATCTTTTGCGGTCATATAGAAGATCTCAATAGCCTCTTTGTTGTGCAAAGGGTGACCGACAGGATAAGCTCCTTTTGATGGTAGTGTAACAAATTCACTTGGTTTTACAAAATCCAAACCTTTGTTAACTGCTGGTGTTTCAGAGCCATCTTGCTTTGCTCCGAAACGATCTTGATTATTTCTCATTTTTACCTCTATGTTAGTTCAGCTAAATCGTAAGCTATTGTTAGTGTTATCTCAGACAATTCTTCAGAATCATAAGAAAGCTCTGAAAACTCAACTCCTTTAATGAATGCATTTATCAAAGTCCAATTTTCCAGCACATTTCCATCTGCATCTAATTGCTGTATCATGAACTGTGTAATGCTGGCAACCTTAGAAATGCCGTCATTTCCGGAAAAAGCATAACCAGAATTCTTTAAATATTCATAAAATTTAAAACTTTTTGTCTTTCCTCTGATATCATTATCGTTTTTATAATCAATCATTTTGATAGTTACATCTTTCCACGTTGCAATTCCGGGAAACTTTATCTTATGATTGATTAATTGATATTCATCTTGAGATATTTCGAAAGATGGCTTTGTAACAGACTTAGCCCACCACCATATACCAGCATCGTCTGGAGACCCTGGTTGTGTTAGATCCACACCAGTTTCTTGCATGGTGAATCTAAATGGTCGTAATGGTTCTATAATGTTTTGCTTGTCTGTCCAAAAAGCCATTTAAACCTCTATTATGTAGGTGAAACAATAACAGCGCCGGCACCACCGACAGGATCAAATGTTTCGATAACGTTACCTGTTTCTGGATCATGTCTAGTACAAGTCGCCCAATCGTATTTCATTTTCATGTCGATTTCACGAATATCATCGCCTTCATATACAAACTCACCAAATTCAACACCTGTCAAAAATGGGTTTGCAAGAGTCCATTTTTCCAATGGAATTCCATCTGCGGTAAGTTGGGTCAAGACAACACCTTGCATCGCAGCACCGATTGCAGATTTTTTCTTAGACATGGTTGAGTAACTACCCAACGCGTTTTCCGGAACGATATACCCAGAAGCACCAAGAATTGCATGTGTAGCAAATACAGCATCAGGAGAAACTGGATCTACCATCTTAACCGAAATCTCGTTCCATTCAACGTGACCTGGGAAATGATATTGGTTATCTAAAAACTTATGAGTTACAGAAGTAACAGTATAAGAAGGGATGGTTGCTGATTTAGCATACCAGATTACAGATGTTGTAGAATCCCCTCTATCTCCAAAGGCAATGATCTCAACAGTGAACCTATATTTTCTTTTAGGTTCGATGATGTTTTGTTTTTCACTCCAAAAAGTTGGCATTATTATGTTCTCCTATTTATACATAACTAGTTGTGAAACTAGAATTCTACGCCTGATCGTGTAACAATAAAGTCAATCACAATGTATTCAATTGCCTTTGCTGGCTTAACAAATACTTTTGCATACATGATGTTTCTGTCAATCAAATCTTCTGTTGTTGTTGAATTATCTAGGATTAGTTTGTAATCACTGATACCAAATCTAGCTTTTACACTTGAAAGAAGAGGATCTGCTTGAGCCAAGAAACGGTTCCAAGTTGTTTGAACATTTTGCTCAAATAAAATCGTATCAGCAATCAAACCAATTCTTTTCTTTAGGAAAATCATTAGACGACGAACATTGATACGATCTAGAGCAGAAGGTACTTGTTGAAGTGTCTTTTGTCCAAAGATAACGATTTCTCCAACAGCAGGGAATCTTGCAATTGGGTTAATATTTTCTTGATATAATTCATCACGGTTTTGCTTGGAAAGAGTTTTCCAAGTTCCTACAACGCGAGGTCCTGAGTTACCACCAAGAATACTAATTCCTCCACGATTAAACCCGGCTGGGGCAAACCATGGTCCATCAGAATTTGCTTCTGAGAATGCAATTGCTCCGATAGCTGCGACAGATGGAGGCGCAATTAAGACTTCATTTTTTCCGGAAAGTGTATCGCGCATTTTGATACGTGGGAAGTAAGCAGCAGCATAACTTGTATTAAGATCACGAGATTGTGCTTCTGTGATTACACTAGTATATTCACCACCGGAACGAGTTCCTGATCCTTCATATGTTTCAACGTAACTGTCATCTAAATCCACAATAACCAATGCATCTCCACGTTCTTCGATTTTACGAATAAGTTTGTTCTGCAGACTGGAATTTGTAAGGCCAGGCATAGAAACCACATCAAAACGAACAGATTCAGGATCTGCAACAATATCGATTGCTTTATCAATTGAGTTGTAAGCGTAGTGAGACTTAGCAGTTTGGCTAGCCAATGCTTTTGAATTTGAGAATGGGTCTACCATGGTAACATCCAAGCCATCAAATCCACCAAACAATGGAACGTTGAATTGTTTTGGACCATTTTTAAGGTATGTTGTAGTGCCGTTCAACTTAGTATAAGAGCTACCTCCAGCCAGAGAGCCGGATTCCCAATACCAAAGTCCACTTGAATCTTCTTTTACTTCATCTAGAGTAAAGATGAAACTAGTTTCTGTATTGTTCCCTGTGGAATGAATATCCAAACCACCTGCGAGAGCATCAAGAAAATCAGAATAATCAGCTGATTGGTATAAGGTTTTGTTATTTGTTGCGGTACTACCATATACATGACGAACACCCATAGAATCAGTATTACTATAGTTTCCATTCATTTTTGATTCATTAGTAGTTGTTCTCAGTGATGGGAAAACAAATGAACAGGACATTTCAGCGGGAAGATTTGCAAAAATGTCTGAACTTGCGGCTGTACCATAAGTAAAGTCATTTCCCTTAACCCATGGATGAGCATAATTTTCTGTATCTGTACCCGCAGTAACAGCAGCAATAGTAAGTTCGTTACCGTCACCACCATCGTGCGAGATTACTACATTCCAGAAAGGCCCATAATAATCAGCTGTGATTGTTACTTCGTTTGTACTAATAGTAGCAGAATAATCTCCAATAGAGTTCAAGAGAACTTGCGCAGCTGTGGCTTGAGCGGTGGTGCCTGGGTTTGAACTAATATCAATAGTTGCTGCTCTGCTTGTAAATTCTGTGTCTGTCTCATCGGATGGATCGGTATTAAGATCACTAAACGTAATTACATAATCTCCATCAAATGGATGTGTAAAGGTAATTTGTTCACCATCTACAAAAGCATTTGCAAAGGTAATCAATCTAGAAGATTTTGTACCAGTTTCGTCAGCGTTACCAAAAGGATGTACACCTTGAGAGCCTTGGAGCATAGTGAACCCTTTCAAACGAGAAGGGCCATAGAATCCAAATGGAAGAGCATAATCATCAGACAATCCTTCTTTCCAATCATCAGCCATTTCAATTCTGATATAGTTTGATTGATTTGGGTATTCACCGGTGATATTAAAAACTTTGTTTGTAGAATCCCAAACACGATCTTCATCACCAATCT